CGTTGTCGATGTGTTCACCGACAGCCCGTCGCCGCTCGAGAAGGTTAGGCCTCCGAGCGACTTGACGACGTCCGAGTTGAGCTTCGCCTTGCCGACGCCGGAGTCCTTCACCCTGACCGCACCGCCCGCCGAGAGTTCCACCGTCGTCCCGTCGGTGTTGACGGACAGGCCGTCAAGGGCGGCGAAGACGAGGCCGCCGTTGGCCTTGACGACGTCGGAGTTCAGCTTGGCCTTGCCCACCCCGGAGTCCTTCACCCTGAGGGAGTCGGAGTTGATCTCGAGCGTCGTGCCGTCGGTGTTCACCGACAGGGCTGTGCCGTTACCGCCGGCAAGTCCGTTTCCGGCGACGCTCGCCGTCAGGTGCGTCTGGTCGATGGTGTTCGCCTTGACGATGAGGGCGTTCGACGACAGCTCTATCGTTGCCCCCGTGTTCACGGACAGCCCGTTGGTGGTGTCGAAGGACAGCCCGCCGTTCGCCTTCACGACGTCGGTCGCCAGCAGGGCCTTGCCGATGTTGCCGGCGAGCATTGTTGCGCTCACCGTCCCAGCGGCGATGTTGTGGTTGTGGTCGGCCCTTGCGAGCGAGGACGATGTTCCCTCGGAGTTGGAGCCACTGATGGTCGACGCCGCGGCCGTTGACACGGCGTGCTTGTGGTCGGCGCGGGCGATCCTCGCCGATGAGCCCTGGGGGGACGAGACGCTCCCGGCCACGACCGTGTATGCGTCGCCGGAGATGGCCTTGTCGTCAACCGGCCTCCATGTCGAACCGTCGTTGTAGTAGAGGACGGATGTCGTCGTGTCGTACCAGAAGGTCTTCTGGTGGGACGGCTCCGTGGGGTCTGGGGTCGCCGCGGTCGTCCCCGACCTGAAGATGGCGGCGAGGTTGTCGATCGAGAGGTTCGCCTGCTGGAACTGCGCCCGCCCGAAGGCGTCGTCTCCCGACGACCACGTGGTCAAACCGAACCTAGTTGTCGCCCCGATCGTCATTTGCCTGCCTCCGATTCGTCACGTATTGTAGCCGTGAGACACGACCACGCCTGCGGGTTTGGCCAGATTGGCCGCCCTCACGACGAGGTCGACACCCTGCGTCTGCGCCTCGTCGGTTTTCACCGTCAACTCCCACGAGAGCGGCGAAACGCGCTCGAGGACGACCTTCTTGTTGGTCACCCAGCATGCCGCCGTGCCGTATCCCAGGTCGGCGAGGCCCGACGACAGGACGAACGACTGCCCGTCGATGACCGACGAGACCGTCTGCGGCGAAGGTTCCCACCCGGTGTTGAACACGGGCACCGCTGAGTCGTAGATCCAAGCCTCGTCCCCCGCCTCGAACGGGTGGGGCGCCGAGGTGGTGACGAGTATTCCGCCACCCTCATACACCCGTGCCGTCCCCTGCGATTCATAACCATCAAGGACCGCCCTAACGGCGGCGGTAATCGCGGCGTCCGTCCCCGCCCTGAGGCCGGTGGCCCTCGTGCGGACGAGGTGGGCGAGTGCGGCGACGGTGTCAAAGGCGAGGGGGTTGTCCGCCTCGATCTCCGCCCACGAAGAGTCGGAGACCCTGAGCGAACTCGTCGCCGCCGACGTCCCGTTGGACGCATCCTGCGCCCAGGTCAGAACTTTCGTGCCGCTGTCGGACGTGAGGACGGAGTACGAGCCGGAGAAGCCCTCTGCGTTCGTGACCTCGACGACGTCACCGATCGCCGGGAAGTAGGCGGGTCCCGATGTCTGCGGTGTCCCGAGCGTCGCCGTCACCACCCCCGCGGTCCTCGTGAACGAAGACACGGGCCACACGGGATTGGCGGTCGGGTCTATCTCTGTCTCCATCTCCGACCACGTGCCGCGCTCCTCCTCGAGCCAGAACCACGGGGTGCGGCCACTCGACCCGCTCCTCACACCCTGGACGCCGACGAGTTGGGCGAGCCACGGGAGCCACTCGGCCTTGGCCACGGTTTCGTCGGGGTAGTACGAGGGGTCGACGAGGGTGCATCTGTCGTACCCGGGGATGCCGTCCACGGCGGGTATGTAGTCGAAGGCGAGCGTGGCACTGAGTATCTCGTCGCCGAGCTCGACGCCCAGGTCCACGAACCTTGACAGGTGGTAGGACGTCTGTTCGTCGGAGTCGATCATGTACTCAGGGAAGCGTCCCATGACGAGGTTCGTGAAGGCGTGGTACGGCTTCTCGTGGTATTCGATGAGGACCACTTGGTCGAACCAGACCGGGGAACCCTCGGCGTACAGCTCGACATCCACCGAAGCGGTGTCCTGCCCCGTAGTGAAAACCCTCGAGGAGAGCGTCCACCTCTGGTAGGACGCCTCCGTGGAGGACTCGTACGTGGCCTCCGGCGTTGCCGAGGCCGCCAGATACGTCTTCGCCCTGACGCCGAAGGTCGTGCCGGGGGTTTCCGAGTAGCCGAAAGCGAAGAGTCTGTACTGCTTGTCTGGCTCGACGTCAATACTCCTGACAAGCCTGCAGGTTGCGGACGAGGACGAAGTGTTGGCCAGGAGCAACGACGCGGGTGCGACTCGCCATCGTGCGCTCGAGCGCGAGATCGTGTTCGTCCCGGACACCTCCCACAGGCCGGGGACGTAGGTTATTTCCTGTTCTTCGGTGGTCAGCAGGTTTCTGTGGGACATCTAGACCACCGTGATCACGTGTGACCCCGACACGACCAGCGGTGCTTGGTCGTCGAGGATTAGGTCGCCCGTCGCAGAATCCACGTAGCCGACGATGGCCCAGTCCGTCGGTGTGGTCGACCCGATCCCAGTGTTGGAGAAGGTGAACTGTGTCGACGAGGTGACGGTCACCTCCTTTAGCCACCAGCCGGTTGACGAGTGGTAGACGGCGAAGTAGTTGGTGTCGGACGAGTCCATGTCATGGCCGGCGGAGACCGTACATGTCCACGTGGTGCTGGCGAGGGAGAATGTCGCCGACGGCTTGTTCTTCGCGCCGCTGGCGGGGACGACGACGTCGTCCAGCGAGATCTCCACCGACGTAACGTACGCAACGGCCCTGCCGCCGTTCTCGTCGGTCGTGGCGGATACCGCCGCGATGATGTCGTTCTTGCGGAGCGTCGTCGACCAATCCCAGGTGTTGGGGTTGACGATGCCCTCAATGACCGATGTCGCAAGGGCCGAAACCGCCGTACCCGTGGTCGAGCCGAACGGTGAGAGGCTCACGGCACACGAGACGGTGGCGAGCATCGGGTCCGAGACGTTGATGTCCAACAGCGGGTGCGACCTCTGGGACGCGGCGAGCCTGATCTCGTCCTTCACGCCCCACGAGGGGCTGGACTGCGAGATCCCCGTTCCGTCGCCCGAGATCAGGTTCGTGGACGACGCGTCAATCGGGGCCACGACGAGGAGAACCGACCCCGCACTCTCCTGCCTCTCGGCGTCGGCGGCGTCAACCGCTGTCGCCCTGTACACATCCGCGAAGTCGCCCGATGTCACCACCCATTGGGTGAAGTTGTCGGCGGTAACCAGCGAGTCGTTGACCCTGGCGAGGTTTGCGCTGGCCCTCTGGAAGTATGTGTCGTCATCCTCCGTGTTGAGGCCGCCCGACACGACTGAGGCAAGGTATGCGGAGGCGATCTGCGGGACCACGGACAGCAGGTCGAGGGCTGTCCCCGAGGGGATCCCGTTGAACCCGTCGGTGATGAACGTGCCCGTGGCCTGGACGAACGCCGTCGCCGGGTGGGAGAGCGGCGGTGTTGCGGTGGCGCTGGTCGGAGTCTCGCTGGTGTTCGCCTTGACGATGGCGAACGTGAACGTCTTGTCCCCTACGGAGTCAATCTCGAACGAGTCGTTGAAGTCCGTGTCCGTGAATCCGGCCAGCGTTACGGTCTGGCCCACGGCGAAACCGTGGTAGTCGGACGTGGTCACGGTGCCCACGTCGTCGGTGACCGAGACGCTGCTCACGGTCTTCGGGTGGGTGAGCGTCGTCGCGGTGTCGGTGACGAGGACGAGCGGCGTGGAGTTCAGGGTTGACTGGTAGAACAACCTCGTGCCGGCGGGGATCGCATAGCTGGTCGTCGTCGCACCCTTGAGCTGGACGACCGCCGTCGGTGGTACGCCCTCCTGCCTCTGGACGTCGAACAACCTCAACAGGACCTGCACGACACCGCCGGGGAGCCTGTTGATCGAGGTCACCAGGTCGGCGACCTCCATGGCCACCGATTGCAGGATGACCGACTCGAGGGATCCCTCGGTCGGCTCGAACTCGGGGAACACGACCTTCATGTAGTCGAGGGCCCTGAGGTAGATGGACTGGCTGTCCAGGTCGTAGAGGGTCAGGTCGACGAAGTTCCTGACGTCGGGACTAGGCATTGAAGACCACGCTCCGTTCGGCCACGGTTGCGGTGCTCGTTCCCGTCACCGGGGCGACCTCGACCACGACCTCGCCCATGCCCGACTCGTCGCCGTAGACGTACACGGAGTTCAGCTGGACCCCGGGGTGGAATGTCGCCATTCCAACGACCACTTCGGCGGCGTCGGTTCGCCTGAACGCGGGGTCCTGCAACCCGTACAGGGGCGACATGGCGAGCTCCCCGACCCTCGTCGACACGAACTGGACGGCCTGTTGCTGGGCGTGGGCGTCCGAGCCTTGCCAGATCCTGTCGGCCCTGCCGTCTGCGCCGATCCTGAAGGGTAGGGAAAGGAGTTCCATCGTTCGCCATTCTGCCACAAGAACGTCGCCCGGGATCACGGCGCGCCTTGCCTGACTCTTCCGATGACTATGAGCTCGTCCTGCCTGCCCTCGAGGAACGTCACCACCACGAGGTCGCCGACCTCGTACACGTCGTCCTCGCGACCGAGGACGTAGAGGGGGCCGTACTCCATGTCGCCTGACAACCTCGGGACCCTGACCTTCAGCCTGTGGTCGGGAACCTCTGTGACGACGGCGTTCCAGATGCCAACGGGGTTGAACGGGACCGATGCGTTCTTTAGCGGCGTGGTGTAGCGGTTCACGCGAATCCTCCTGCGGCCGTGTTGGTGAAACCTCCGCCCGTCAGGTCTACCTTGGCCAGGAGTTCCTGCCTCTTCTTGTACTCGGTGGGCAGGCTGGGTGTTGACGCAGATACGGACACCGGGTCGGGCGTCCCCTCCTCCCAGGAGACCTCGTTCACCAACAGGTTGGCCGTGAAGCCGGGTATTCCCTCGATGGTGATGGTCATGCCGGGCCTGAACTTCCTCCCCACCTCCCTGTCGACGCGGAACGTGGCGGTCATCTCCTCGTAAGTGTCGTCCGACCTGCGGACTTCGGGGCACTCGATCGGCTCCACCACGAAACTCCTGCCCGAGTCGGCGCCCGTGTAGCCGGACGCGAGAAAGTCAATGATCTGCCACGTTACGGTCCCGACCGTCCCGTTGGCGGGCGTCCTGAAGAACCTCTGGAGGTTGACCACGGCGTTGTACGTCTTCGTCCCGAAGATGCCGTCGACGACCAGGGTCCCTTGCCCCGCCCTCTGCTTGAGGACGTTCTGCACATACCTCACATGCTCGGTGTCCTTCGAGCCCTTCTTCAGCGTCGGCCTGCCCGGTGGCCCGACGATCGCCGGAAGCGTCAGTGCCGCCGTTGAGGTTGACGCGGCCCCCTCCAGTTCAATGGTCCCGAACCTCGGCCGCCACCTCACGACCGTGGTGAGGAAGCCGGGGGTGGCCGACTGTTCCGAGATCGCGTACTTGCCCAGCAGGAACTGCTGTGAGGTGAAGAAGAGACGCCCCCCGGTCTCGAATGTGACGAACTGGTTTTCGCCGGCCAGCCTCTTGATGACGTCCCACGTCGACTCGTCCGTGGTGTCGTTCCTGATCCTGGAGATGGTCGCCTTGGCGGCCGTGCTTTCCCCGAAGAAGTCAAGGCCTACGAGCCTCGCCCTCTCCGAGGCGAACGACGTCGCCGACCCCGCCGTGAACACGGCGGAACCCTTATCCCTCTTGAGTTGTTGGATCCCCGTGAGGCGACAGTCGATGGTTACGGTCTCCCCGGCGTTGCCCTGCGACACCTCGACGGCGGCGATCTCGAAGACCTCGCCGAGGCACTTGACCTTCTGCCTGAGCTGGAAGTAGTTGGCGTTCAGGTACACCAGCCCCGGGTCGACGACGGAGATGCTGACTTGGCTGACCTCCGCCGCGGTCAGGCTCACGCTCATCCTGGTGATGATCTCGGAGATGTCGGCCGCCGGGCCGTCAGACCTCGCGTACGTGCCGGTTGCGGCGACCTGGGCGACGTCAACGCCCGCGGACGAGTACGAGAACAGGACGCCGAAGGCGACCGCGAGGATCGTGAAAGTCCCGTCCCACCCCGCCCCGAGGCCCGAGACCGTCACCGTGTCGCCGACGGACAGGTTGTGGGGGGCGGCGGCGGCCAGGACGACCGTCCCGTCCTTCCTGTTCTTGGCAACCACCCGCCCCCGTTCGCCGATGTCGCCGAGCAGGACGCCGGTTATCATGCCCCGCCCCCGGATGTGCCGGGGTTGTTGGGTGTCGGACCGGCGGCGATGATCCTGTCGATGATCGCCTGGCTTCCGCCGCGCTGCCCCGGGGTCGTGGCACCAGGGTTCGCCGCCGTGTTCCTGGACTGCGGCACGTCCTTGATTGTCGGCATGCCCGGGACGACGGCGGGCATGGCCGTCACCTCGGTGAAGGTGAGGTCCGCCTCGGCGATGGACACGTCGTTCGCGGCGTTCCTGCGGACCGACCTGTAACGGAGGTCGGTGAGCCTCCACCTCTTCGCGGGGTCAACGCCCGCGTAGACGATCGAGAGGTCGTAGTCCAGCCGGGACAGGGCCTCCAGCGCGTCCACCTGCGCCTGCGCCGACGACAGGTACGACCTGTCCTCGTTGAGCACCATCACGGTGATCGTCAGCTGTTGGAGGTTGAGCGATGCCGACCTGAGGAGGGGTTTCCTGCCAGGACGCCCGATCTCCGTGTAGTTGATCCCCGTCCTGCTCGCGGATACCTCGTTGGGCGAGATGACGAAGGAGTAGGTGACCCTCTCCGTGCTGGTCGCCGAGACGGTTGCGAACGACACGATCTTGAGCCTGCTCGGCGCGGGGAGAACTGTGACCGCCTGTCCAGAGCCGGCTGGAATAACGGCGTCGGCGGTGTTCGCTGTCCACGCCGAGACAACGGAGCGGGCCGCGCCGGGTCTGGCGGAACCGCGCCTCGCCGTCATCTCGGCGAGGGTCAGGTTGCTCGACACGGTCGCCGTCCTCGCCTGCGTCCTGACGCTCGGCGGGGCGGTGGTTGGGCTGTTCCTGACGATCTGGAGGAACGGCCGCGGGGGGAGGACTGTACTCACACCCTCTCCCTCCTGTTCCTCTCGGCCCTCTCAATCCTACGCATGACCGCCTCGGCGATGTCG